ATGGCTAGACAAAAGGCATTAATTAAGTTACTTAAAAGATTGATCAAACAGGATTATCTTTACACTGATGAAAAATTAAGAGAGATGAAGCAAACTCTTAGAATGGCAGAAGAAGAATTTGCAGCAATCGAAGCAAAGGAGTCGAAAGGATTTAAATGAACGTAGAACTTATAAGCATCACACCTGATGCTGAAAAAACTATGGCACATATCGCCAGAGTTTCAAATCCAAGTAATCAGGATAACCCTAACTATGCAGGATTATTAAGATATTGTATCAAGCATAATCACTGGTCTGTTTTTGAGCAGTCATCTATGACATTAGAGATTGAAACTACAAGGGCTATTGCAGCACAGATATTAAGACATAGATCATTCACCTTTCAAGAGTTTTCTCAAAGATATGCACAGAGTAATGAACTTGGAAAGATTGAATTACCAGACCTAAGAAAGCAAGATTTAAAGAATCGTCAGAACTCAACTGATGATCTAGATCCTTTTGTGAGGCAAAAATTAGAGGCACAGATGATTACTCTATTCAGTTCTGCACAGGCATTATATAATCAGATGATTGAAGAGGGAGTAGCAAAAGAATGTGCTAGAATGGTTCTACCATTATGTACCCCCACAAGAATCTATATGACAGGTTCTTGTCGTTCTTGGATTCATTATATTGAATTACGTTCTGCACATGGAACACAGAAAGAACATATGGACATCGCAGAGGCATGTCGCAAAGTGTTTACCGAACAATTCCCATCGGTCTCAGAAGCACTTGAATGGGTCTAAATAACTATACATTAATCAATTATTATGGCAACATATCCTGTAGTTAATACAAAAACTGGTGACAGAAAAGAAGTAGTAATGAGTGTGAATGATTGGGATCAGTGGTGTACTGACAATCCTGATTGGTCAAGAGATTACTCAGATCCATCTACAATGCCAGGTGTTGGAGAAGTTGGAGAGTGGAAAAACAAACTGATAAAAAGAAAACCAGGTTGGAATGAAGTATTAGAGAGAGTTCAAAAATATCCTGGTGCTCAGAAACAAAAAATTGATTAATGGGAAGAAAAAGAAGTAACGGAGATCAACCCATTGGAGTTGGGTTGACAGCAAAGCAAATGCGTAGAAAAAAACCTATTAATTCAGATTACTTGGTTGGTATCGAACCAATAACTGAAAATCAAAAAATCTTATTTAATTCATATAGTGAGAGTAAGAATATCATCGCTTATGGTGCTGCAGGTACAGGTAAAACCTTTGTGACCTTATTTAATGCTTTGAAAGATGTGCTAGATGAAAGTACACCTTATGAGAAAATCTATATTGTTCGTTCATTAGTTGCAACTCGTGAGATTGGTTTCTTGCCAGGTGATCATGAAGACAAATCTGACATATATCAAGTGCCATATAAAAATATGGTAAAATATATGTTTCAGATGTCATCTGATGCAGACTTTGAGATGCTTTATGGTAATCTGAAAGCACAAGAAACAATTAAGTTTTGGAGCACCTCATTTTTAAGAGGAACAACACTTGATCGTTCAATTGTTATCGTTGATGAATTTCAAAACTTGAATTTTCATGAATTAGATAGTATAATGACAAGAGTTGGTGAGGATAGTAAAATCTTCTTCTGTGGTGATGCATCTCAGACAGATTTACAGAAGACCAACGAAAAAAACGGTATTGTTGACTTTATGAAAATAATTCGTTCCATGCCATCATTTGATGTAATTGAATTTGGTATTGATGATATTGTTCGTTCTGGAATAGTTAAAGAATATCTGATTGCAAAATTAGAAATGGGTATGTAATGTTTGAACATGTTGATTTGAATCTACCTCCTATCAAACGGGAGACAATAGATGGAGTTCGTTATTATTCTGTACCTGATGAAGATGAATTAATTAAATTAGTTTCAATTACATCAATCACAAGTCATTATAATAAACAAATCTTTCTTGATTGGAGAAAGAGAGTTGGTAATGAAACAGCAGACAAAATTACAAAGGCTGCTACGACTCGTGGAACAGACATGCATACTCTTACAGAGTATTATCTGAAGAATGAGGAACTCCCCAAAGTCCCTCCTATATCTGACTTTTTGTTTAAAATATCAAAAGGTAAGTTAAACAAGATTTCTAAAATAAGGACTCTGGAAGGTGCGCTATATAGTAAGCAGTTAGGAATTGCAGGAACAGTTGATTGTATTGCAGAGTATAACAACGAGTTAGCGATAATAGATTTTAAGACATCTAAAAAACCTAAACCACGAGAGTGGATTGAACACTATTTTGTTCAAGCAATGGCATATGGTTGTATGCTGTACGAGATGAAGGGTATATCTGTTAAAAAATTAGTCATTATTATGGCATGTGAAAATGGAGAGTGCGTTGTCTATGAAGAATACGACAAATCAAAATACATCAAACTCCTTGGAGAATACATTAGAAAGTTTGTTGGAGATAAACTGGAACTCTATGGAACCTAACAAAGAACTAGAAAAAGCTATTGCGAATAAATTTGTTACTCCTCAGAAGTTTGCGATGGATATTGAGAAGATTGTGGTTGATGAGGAACTCAATTATATTGATGCAATCATACACTATTGCGAAATAAACAATATTGAGGTAGAATCAGTAACGAAACTCATATCTAAACCTTTGAAGGAGAGATTAAAGTGGGATGCAATTCGTCTTAACTTTATGAAAAAGACTTCGAGGGCAAAACTACCCTTATAATGAAAAAATCAGAGTTAATTCACTGGCGACTTCAAGCAATACTTAGGGAACATAATATGCCAGATTTACAATATCTTGGTGTCAGACCTGATAGTATTGGCATGCCACAGCACTGGTACATGATAGGTGACAATGAGGTTCCTTGTGACTCAATTACAGAATTAGACAGTGAAGAAGTTGAAGAGGAAAGTGACACCGTTTGAAACATATCAAACTTATCTTTCTATGAAAAGTCATTTTACAAATCGTAAGTATGACTTCTTTAAATATGGTGGCAAATCCCGTGCCACAGTAACTGCTTTCAATCGAAGAAAAGACAAATACTGGTTTGAGAAAACTTCCCGTAAGTATTCTGATGGTCAGATTGTCGATTTTCTTCTTGCCAACTTTGTAACATCAACAAACCCAGAAAACTTATGGATTGGAGAAATTATCAATTCTGGCGAAAGAAATTACTCAGAGTGGATGAAAACTCAACAGAGTTTAAAGTACTTGTTCAAAGAACAATCAGAGAAATTACTATCCGAGAACGACTTAGAAGAAGTATTCAACTGCTCCAAGGGACACCCAACAATATTAAAGAAACACTTGGGTGGAGAACTAAACTTAGAAATCTTAGTAATCTACGAAAAGATCTTTTCTTTCGTAAAAAACTTTGATAAAAAACTTGATGATCCTGTATGGGAAACCGTAAAGATGAAAATTAACAAGTATAGTCCTTTCATAAATATTAATGTGTTTCATTATAAAAAATTATTAACAGAGGTTATTCGTAATGACTCTTGACAATGCTACAGTGCTTGGAAATCTTAAATCTCAACTCAAAGAAGTATCGGGTCAATTAAATCAATTAACTGAAACTCGTCTTAAACTTCTAGGAGCAATTGATGTCCTCGAACAAATCGAGGAAAGTAAAACGGAACCAGTACAACCCGAAGTCGTGGAGACCAAGAAGAAATGAGATTTTTTGATTCGGAAATAGTCCGAGAAGAATTATCTGAAATTAACCGACTACAAACTAGCATCTATGGTAAGATGTTTGGTTTTGGTTTTCTAAGTCCTACTGACCGAAAGGAACACGTTGAAAAATTAGAAGCTCTATTAGAAAAACAAAAAACGATGTGGACTCGGTTATCTTTATCAGATGACCCAGAAGCAAAAGACATGAAAAATCAATTGCGTAAGTCCTTACAGGGTATGGGTTTCCCAGAGGGAACTGATATGCCTTCGATTTTTAGTGCAATGGATGACACCATTGGCAAACTCAAAGAAAGTGTTGACTAATTAATCTATCTTTGTTATAATCAAATTAATCCCCCGATCAAATTATCCGAGGTAATCCTATGTCTTTTAAAGACCTAAAAAAACAATCTAAGCTTGGCTCTTTGACTGCAAAGTTAGTTAAAGAAGTTGAGAAAATGAATAATAACGGTGCGTCTGGTGACGAACGCACATGGAAGTTAGATGTAGATAAAAGTGGTAATGGATATGCTGTTATCCGTTTCTTACCTGCACCCGAAGGTGAGGATCTACCCTTTGTAAAACTATACTCCCATGCCTTTCAAGGTCCTGGTGGTTGGTATATTGAAAACTCTCTGACATCACTTGGTCAGAAAGATCCTGTTTCTGAGTATAACACCCAACTCTGGAACAATGGCACAGATGCAGGAAAAGAAACAGCACGGAAGCAAAAACGTAAACTTACTTATATGAGTAACATTTACGTTGTGAAAGATCCAGCAAATCCTGATAACGAGGGCAAAGTGTTCTTGTTCAAGTATGGTAAAAAAATATTTGACAAACTCACAGCAGCAATGCAACCAGAGTTTGAGGATGAGGAAGCGATTGATCCATTTGATTTCTGGCAAGGTGCAAACTTCAAGTTGAAGGCAAAGAATGTAGCAGGATACAGAAACTATGATAGTTCTGAGTTCGCTGCTGTAAGTCCATTACTTGATGATGACGATGCTCTTGAAGCATTATGGAAGAAACAATTCTCACTTGCAGAGATTGTATCTACCGATCAGTTCAAGTCATATGAAGATCTTAAAAAGAGATTAGAATATGTTCTTGGAAGCAAGAGACCTGCACAAGATCCAGATGTCTTTGATGAAGATAATGATCGTGGTGAAGCAGAAGAGTTAGTAACTGCTGCTGTATCCGCACCTCCAACTACCTCAACGGTAGACAAAGACGAGGATGATGCATTATCGTACTTTGCGAAACTCGCAGAAGAATAATTATACAGGAGGTCAAACGACCTCCTTTTTTTATGGCAATGTTATATTAGTATTTTCTGTCTGTATTAAATTTTTATTCACAAACTCAGATGATTCTTTATATGTCATGAGTTCTCTAAAATCATTAACAAATTCTTGTAAGTATTCTAATCTTAATACAAATATATTTCTCTTCTCATCATTCAAACGAGTTTCATATTCATAATTACTGATGCCAACGACAGGATTTATGGTTGCATTTGGTGTGCCAGGTTTTGGTATTGTAAAGTCTTGGTCAACAACTTTGCCTTTTGGTAATATCAATCTACCACTCGTATCTTTTACTTCAGTTGTTTCAAAGAACATATTAGAATTTAAACTATCACCATACTTGTCGTGTGCATAATGATATAAGTCACGACTACTAAGTGGCCATTCATTTCTTACATTTGTAATACCTGCAACTAATAATACAACCCAATCAAATTGATCACTTTCATATAACTCTTGTGCCACATTATCAGGTCTCATCCCCTCTACGATTTCATACTTATCAAATATAGTAAAATTATTTTGAAGATCATCTCTCAACTTTGTTCTTCTGAAAAGATTTTTTGCTTCAACATAATCGAATGATGAACCCTTCTCCTGTAAAAAAGATGGGTATCTTAAATTTGGTATTTCTCTAAAGTAACCCATTAGTATCCTACTGCCTCTGTGCCTGGTCTCTCATCATAATCAACATCATATATTGGTTGAGTCTCTTTGAATGATAGATCTAAGATCATAGAAACTGGTGTACCATCCTCATAAGTTGAGTATATTCCTTCACCAGTGTATGAAACTGACATATCTGCCAAGAAACATTGTTTAAAACGATTTAAAAATGGATGATTTTTACGACCTGTCCGATACCTTAAACTGAATACATTAGGTGTTTTAAGAAACCAATTACCTGACGAAAGACTACCACCTTGTGCCTGTGGTGCCATGTTTCTTTTGAACGCACGAATAATTAATTTTACTTGTTGTGATTCTTTTTCATTTCTTGGAGTCAACTTAAAATTAAATCTAAAATTACGTAATGTTGGACCATTAAATAAAACTTCCATATTTGGATTTAGTATTTCACCATTTCCTCTTGCTAATAACTGATTAAACGTTACATTGGCACCAAAAACGTTTACTGCTTTTGCAGCTAGGAATTTTGTCAAAGCATTTGTCGCTGCTGCATCAGATCCAAGACCACCTGTTACACTTGCTTTTGCTTTTTGAACTTGTTCACCTACTTGTTGAACTCCAAAAGGATCTTGTTTACCACCAAGTTGAGTCAACATAATACCCTCTGCGGCTGAGACACCAGTTGCAGCTAAACCATTTAAACTTGATGAACCATATTCAACTTGATTTGTGTCTTGTATATTTGAGGGTATTGGTAATAATATTGTTCCCTTATTGATGAGTGGTTTTTTTGATAGTC